TCTACTTACTTGGCTATTATCTATCAAATCACCATTAATAAATATGGTATTTACATTTTCTTTTTTACCATAATCCAAGGCTATTGTAATAGCATCTATATCATGGTATGGAATATGCAAATCGGATATTAAAAGTATATTATCACATACTTTAGGTAGAATAAATGGTTCTCTTTTTTCCTGATGGCTTTCAGGTAAATTATACGGGTTCTTTGGTCTTTCTGGCATTGGTATGATTGTTTTTAAATTTTTTACTTTAGCTCCAGTCTTACCCTCTATATATCTCAAAAATATTCTTGCATCTTCAATATCTTTAAAAGTAAGATTATTTTCAGCATACATTATTCTAGCTAGTTTCAGGGTAGGTATATCCCAACCATGCTCCTCTCTATATTGTCTAGCTATATCTGATTTTTTCATTATGCTAATGTATTGTAGAAGAAATCAAAATTCTTTTGTCTTTCCTCAAGCCCAATTACCCCGCCATTTACACGCTTTGTAACCGCTAGAACTATATCATCACCATGACCCTTGTCGCACACATCCCATAATTTATTCTTATGGAAAAAGAAAGCAGCAGAAGTAAGTGGATATTTGGTAGCTACTAAATCTGGATTAGCCATAATATCATCATCTACAAACTTATCAAACGCTGCGTAATTATCCTTACCAGTAAGCTGAATATAACCACGACCTCTGAACTTAAAACCATCTCCTGAAGCTTCATCACCATTACCCATACGTCCGCCATAAACTTTGTTGGCAATCTTTTCTGGTTGTCTTGCATACTTTTCTGCTATTTCTTGGGTTGGAAAATATTTAGGGAATATTTTACGAAGCCCATCAGCAGAATAGTTTAAGTTTTCTTTTACAAACTTAAAATTACCGCTTTCATGAGCGCATTGAGATAAGAAGTGAGATAACTTTAATGGATTATCAATACCAAAATTTTCCATAATAATAGGTATTTCATCCATTACGTTTGCAGGAAGTTTCTTGGATAATGCGTCTAGTTTCATGTTATCTTATTTTAAAGTCTTTATTAATACCTAATGAATATGCTCCAAAAGTTCCACCAAAAGCACTTTGAGCACCATAACTTAGCACAAATGAATAATCTTTTTTCAATGGAATAGTATAGTTAAAATCGTATTCCATTGTTATATCTTTATAATGGTAGAAATAGCCTATTGCTGCACTTACACTAAAGTTTTCATAAATTGGAAATGTAGCCATAACTTCTTGGTAAAAATCTTTACTATCTAAAGTCCACCAACCGCTATTAATGCCTACTGCCGTTTTACCAAAATACTTTCCTACCTCAATAGTTCCACCTAACAAATTCTTAGTATCGTTTAATGGTGTGTTAAAAGCTACGTTTGGGGCAGCCATAACATAATACTGGGCTTTACCCTTTAACGCAAAACATAAACACATTATTGCTATAAATCTCATTTCTTTTTATTTTTAGGAGTTGCTTTTTTAATTGGTTTTTTTGCTGTTTTTTTCACAACCTTTTTAACAACTTGTTTTCTATTTTTAAATATGTCATAAACAATAGAACCTAAAAGAGCAATAGCCAAAGCAATTGCCCCTATCATAAAATTAGAAAACTTGTTAAGTAGGCTTATCATTCCCTTAGTGTCTTTAGCACCAATGGTAGTTTGTATGTCTATTAGGTCATTTACATACTCCAATACGGGATAAATCTTTTTATCCATCTCCTTAGCTTCCTCATCTGTAACGATGCCATCTGCTGAAATCTTTTCAAAATAAGCGTCTGCCGTATCAATATACATTTGAGCCTTATCACTTACCTCTTTTTCTTCTCCTGTTTGGTAAGTTTTAAGGTATGCAGCCCACATTGTATCGGTTATATCTTTTTCCTTTTGGATAGCAACTAGGTCTATCTTTCCACCTTTAATAACTTTAATTTGGTCTTGTATGGTTGAGCCGTAATAATCAAACTTGCGGCTCAAATAAGGTTGAGGTACTAACCTATCTTCGTAAACACTTGTAGCTGTTTTTTTAATAGTGTATTCTACATATTTACCAAACCCTGCGATAGCTAAAATAATAGCAGTTAGTATAATTAGTAGTGTGTTTTTCATTTTTTTCGTTTTGTTTTCGGTTGTTCTTTTTTCATAAATGACATAGGGTCAGCAGCAAACTGTCCGCTTATTTTAAGCACTCCTTGTATTATTTCAGGGCTATTCAAACCAACTAAACCATACGCAACAGCCTTATACATAGAATCAACCTCAAACTGTTCCATAACAAACCACGCAATTAACGAGGCTATCATAGAACTTACCATTTTCTTAAACACATCGGTACTAGATTGTTCCTCATTAGTAGTAACAAGTCTAGCTACCATCCCAGCAGCTCCTATCAGCAAAACTACCCACCCCCCATCTAGGAAATGAGCTACAAAATTATCCAACTTTTAGTCGGTTTTTTCTTTCTTAAATATCTTTTCAGCACTTGTAAGTCCAAGGCAACCAAAAGCCAATGCAGCTACAGATTCAACTAATATAGCTGATGGAGCAAAATGCTCCTCTGTAAATGAATTAGCGTACATAGTCCAACAAAGGAATCCTGCACAAACAATACCAACTAATCTTTTGCTTGATGCTTCTCCGTTATCTGAGAGGAAGCCCGAAGCCCAGCTAAATAATCTTTTCATGTCAATAGAATTAATAATGTTAATGCTATAATAAACCCCAACCCCCAAACAAAACCTTTGATATTATGATTTATCTGCTTCATTTTCTAAGCTTTTCATAAATATAAATAACTACAACTATCAGCATAAGAAAGAATAGTATCTTATACAGATTGTTAGCAGTTTTTTCTTTGCTTTTCTCTGTGGTGGTTTTTTGGATTGTTTCGGATTTAGCTGTATTAACAGAATCCTTTTTGCTTAGTTTGGTATCGGATTGCTTCTCTTTGGTTCCAGAAGTCCATGTTTCTGTGTATTTCGGTATGGTAATCATACTATCCTTAGTTACCCATAAGGTATCGTAGTATGTTACTGTTTTTGTGAAATACTGTTCTTTTTCAATGACCTTGGTTACGCTATCGTATAAGGTTATATGAACTGAATCAATAGTACGAGTTACGGTACTATCCATTCTTTTCTCGTTCTTCTTAACTGTTGCGCAGCTACAAAGGAAAAGTAGTAAAAATGCTACCTTTCTCATTATGCGTCACGTTTTTTGATGTTCTTAGTTTTCTTATGGTAGTATCTGATAGCAAATATACCTGACACTATAGCCACCAAACCGGCAGCTAAACTTACAAATGGTTGGATAGCGCTTATTGTTACGGCTGCTCCAGAAATGCTAATTAGTGTAGCGATGTCGGCTTGGTGACTGTGATTTGTCATTTTAATGTTATTTGTCTACTAATTTTAAAAAAACAGGATAAACTTCTTCTGTTTCAATAGAATCTAGTGTATCAGGGGTCACATCTGATGACCACAAGCTAACCACGTCTATATCTTTTTCAGCCTTTAGCAAATCCAAATACTCTTTATTAAATTCTTCCATTTTTTCTTTAGGGATGAATCTTTCTTCTCCTTCCCCTTCGCCAAACTTGTCAAAAAGCTCTTTTTTAGACTCATCTAGCAACTTTACTTCCGCTTCTACTACTTTGTTAAGCCTTTGGAAATAAAGCTTGTTTTTCATGCTTGTTTTTTGTTTTAGAAGTCCATTAGAAACAACGGTAGAAACACCATCTTTGGTGTAAGTCATACCATTTAATTCATAATGTAGTTCTACGATTTCATTTAGGTTCAATTTCATAAAATATGTGTTTTGTCAAAAATAGTCAATTTTAATTAAAAACTACAAAACTTGTCCACTATTTTATTATGAAACCCATGGGAGCGGAAGTGTCACGGTAGGGGGGTTAATTTGGTTTTCAATTTGAGTATCCAAATTAGCGTCTAATGATTCAGTATCTAGCCCTTCATTAAGCCAACCTTCTACCATTGCTTCAGTTACTTGGTCATAAGGAACGAAATCAGCCGGGTCTGGAGATGGAACGCTTAACGTACCATAAACCTCAGCAAAGTATGTTTTATCGTTTTCTACTTGCTCCGCTTGATAGCGATAATGTATTACGCATATAACGTCTGTTAAACCATCTGCATCTTTTGGGTACGCATCTAAACTGCTAACTACCCATTTGTAAGTTGTTGCCATTTTTATTTTATTTTATCGTTTAATTCTTGAATTGCTTTAATAAGTACAGGTACTATTTTGCTATAATCTACTCCTTGCATTTCCTTTCCGTCTTTTTCGCCCGTTACTGCGTAATTGATTACTGATTGTAACTCGTGAGCAATAACACCATAAGAACGGCTTTTATCTGCCTTCCATTCGTAATCGTATGTCTTAATCTTATTTATTAAATCAAGACCACTATAATCTTTGAAATTTTGTTTAAGACGATAGTCGGAAGATGTATTGTAAGCTACTGTGCTTCCATTCCAAGATATAGAACCTGCAAAACCACTACTTCCACTTCCTATATTAAAATCAATAAAATTAGTATTTCCAGTATTAAGTGCTGCTATACTTAATCCATATTGAGTACTTGCACCTGTAAACCAAATTTGTTGTCTTACTGAATTATATGCAGAAGATGTACCATTAACAATAACTGACCCCCCACTTGTTATGCGCATAAACTCTGTATCAAGGTCTGCCTTTCTTCCTGAAAATATTAATCCTCCATTTTCAATATTACCACCCGAGCTATCAGAATATGCTGTTAATTGAAATGCATTTTTTCTTGTTCCAACTGTATCTGTCATTCTAAATGACAAGTTGTTTTGCTTTGTTGTAACTGCTGCTGTACTTGAGTTTACAAGATATAGTGTAGTTAATGATGTAGATGAACTATCCTCAACTTGTAGTTTTACACTTGGCGATGTAGTACCTATACCTACTGAGCCGTTATTTTTAACAGTTAATATATTAGATAATGAACCATTTATTACATTAAAATCTCCTGTGGTTAATATTCTCACATCATCTGTACCGCTTGGAATACCAATCATATCAGTAAGTAAACTTCCGCTACTTCTTCTTGCTCTATAAAACTGACCATTTGGAATTTCAAAACCACCTGTTGCCGTTACACTACTTGAGAATGTAGCTGCTCCTGTAGAGGCTATTGTAAGTCGTGTACTACCAGACGTCCCCAATACCATAGAATCTGTACTGTGAGCATAGCTTATAAACCCAACCGAATCAGATGCACTGTCTGCAAAGTAAAGTTCGCTATATCCTGTAGTGGTACTTGATTTCAATGCAAATGATGGGTCTACAGCATATACTTCAAGTTTTCTGGCTGGACTAGTTGTGCCTATACCAACGCTACCAGAACTTGTAGCAAAATATGCTGATGCCGTAAATCTACCCGTACCTGTTACATCAAGTTTATATGTATCATTAGTGTTTCCTATTGATACGTTTCCAGATGCATTGATGCGCATTCTCTCACTACCATTATTAGAAAATACTAAATTAAAGTTCCCATTACCACCCCAATCAATAGTTCCATCTCCAGTTGCAGAACTTCCTAATAAAGTTAATCTTGCTACTCCGTCTGCACTATCTGAATTTATACCTATACCACCTGTTACTTGTAACTTCTGTCCTGTATATGTCCCTGAATTAAAAGATGATGTTCTATTTAAAAGTAATTGCCCTGAAGCGTTTAACGTCATTGCTTGGGTAAAGGATATAGCGTTACCTGCCGTTCCTGAAGGAGCTATTCTCCATCTATGCTCTCCAGAAGATTGATAATAATCAGTGGCAGCTGCAGTATTTGTATAAATCCAATTTGTTCCATTATAATAACCATTTTGAACAACCCCTATTGCAGAAGTAGATATTCTCCATAAAGCACCTGCACTATTTTCCAATGTCCCAGCACTAGCACTTCCCCACGCACTCGGTGTAACTCCTAATCCTAAATTGCCTGAAGAATTAATAGTTAATGCATCTAATAAAGAGCCACCACTTTGCCTAACTCCAAATACCATTTTAGCTGCTCTTGTATTTCCTGCAGCATCAGGACTAACTTTTATAGTACCATAAGGAACTAAATTACCTGCTCCTGTTCCTGCATATAAACCAAGAATAGAATTTCCTGCATTAGTTGTATTACCTGCCCATAAAGATAATTCTAAATCTCCTGCCGTTCTTGTTATTGATACTGTTGTACCATCATCTTGTATTAAACTATTCCCTATTGTACTTGCACCTGTAAACTTAGGTAGGTAGTTTGTAGTACCACTTCCTGTAATCATACCACTTATATCACTTGTTAAAGCAATAGTTCCTGTAGCACTTGGTAAAGTATAAGTATATGTTCCGTTGGTTATTGTAGAACCTAAAGTCAATTGACCACTAATCTTAGTAGTTCCTGTAACCTCAAGCTTAAATGTATTTCCTGTATTACCAATAGATACGTTACCCGTAGTCGCATTAATCCTCATTCTCTCTGTAGCTCCCGTTCCAAATAAGAAGTTACCTACAGATGATGTATTATTTGCAAGTACCATATCGCCTGCTGCTGCTCCAATAATAAAGTGGTTACTTGCTGTAGCTAGTCCAATTATACCTGTATACGTAGGAGAAGTGATTGTATCTGCAAATCTAAACGAAGGGGCTGTACCGATAGCTTGGTAATGGTTATCTGCTGTACTAGAGTACACCATAAACTTACCAGAACCAGCCGTCTGTGTTCCTAATAGAACCGCAGAACCAGTATCATACAATAAACCATCTGTAAGCGTTGTACTTCCTGTAGCTTTAGGTATATATCCTGAAGTTAAAGAACCGGTATGTGTACCAACTGACCAGCTTCTATCTGCACTTAAATCATAAGCAGTTCCATTAATAGTCAATTGTCTGCTTGTAGGCACACCACCTAAACCACTTAAAGTATAGGTAGGTATATTCAATGTAGCACCCACTAAAGTAGCAGACCCACTAGAGCCTGTAGTCGTTAAAGTTAAAGCATTTTGCTTACCATTAAAAGTAGTCCAGTCTGTAGAGCTTAAATAGCCATTTTGAGAGCCTGTAGCCACTTGGATAGAGAAAGCCCCAGTACCACTATTATAAGCCAATGGTGAGCTTGCAGATAGCGAAGAAAGGGTAATAAAATTTGCACCGTTAGTTAGCTGACTTGTATTGGTTGGAATTGTAATAACACCAGTAGTATTATCATAAGCTCCCGAACCTGCCGTAAAGCTTAATGCAAGTCTTGCTCTTGAGTCTAAATAGTATAAATTAGTACCTTCTGCAATATTAGAAGTAGTCAAACTCACTGCTCCTGTAAACCCGTTCACCGAACTTACTGCGTCTGTATTGTCCACTTTATCCCATGTAGAGCCATTAAATATAGCCCAGTCACCCACTTTCCAATCGGTAATACCATTTAAGTTGGTAGAACCAGCTACATCTACTATGTAATAGTACCCCTTAGTTCCAACAGAACTTGTTAGTGTAGGAGTATTTGTAGATGCGTTCCATGTGCCTTGATAAGTAACACCACCAGCTAATCCTGAGATTTGGTTTTGCACTTTACCAAAAGCCTGTAATATAGAATCAGTAGCAGCAATAGAACCACCACCTGTTAAATTTAATCCTGTAAGCAGCTTACCTGTAACCGCAGAAGTACTTAAAGTTACACTAGCACTTCCCGGTCCTGAAGCTGTAGCCTCACCTGTTAATGCAGTAATATAACTTCCTGCCGCTTGTTTATTATAAAAAGTATTCCAATCAGTAGAGCTCAAATAACCATCTGTTGAAGTAGTTGCCTGAGTAATACCTATAGTTCCTGAACCAGTTATTGTACCACCAGTAATCGGTCCACTTGTACCAATGCTAGTAACAGTTCCTACAGACCATGTTCTGTTTGTAGAAATATCGTAAGTAGTTCCGTTTATTGTAATTGTAGTAGCTGCATTTGCAGGGGTATATCCTAAAACAGTTGCAATACTTTTATTTTTCCAAAGTTGTGTTGAACTTTCATAGAACAAACCTTGATTGTTAGCTACAGATGAGATATACACATTGTGTAATTCATCAAGCTCCCAACCGTTCATTATTTTTACATAGATACTACCGTGATTAGCGTGTGCGTATTCCACATAACCCATTACCACAATATGCCCTGTAGAGCCGTTTGGCTTTATATTCGTTAAAGCACCAGCAGTAGTTGGGCTTAAATATAAAACATCACCATCAGCCCAAGTTTCACCTTGTAATGAACCTGTAGTATCAATATCCAAAAGCTGACCCACGGTCATGATAAATCCTTCCTGATTGGTAGCAATTGTTTCAGTTACCAATCCAATAGTATCAGCACTATTGTTATCATTATTAGCCTGTGCATAAGCAACAGCTAATCTTTGTCCTTGTGCACCACTTACCCTTACAGCAGCATAACCAGCTTTTGTTAAAGTAGTATTTGGTGTAACCTTATTTACAACTCTAGCAACCAAATCAACGCCATTCTTTAAAATGACATTACCACCTTTTAATGTAGTTTCGCTACTTCCGATAGTATTATTCCATCGAGTAGTCCCCACCGCAGCAGTTCCTGTTGGAGATACATCAAGTGTTAATTGTCCAGCTTTTAATTCATATTCACCTAGGTCAACATTTGTAGTTGCTCCCGTATATGGAACATAACCACTTAGTCCACCGGTATAATTTGGTATATTTAAAGTTGCCCCAATTAACGTAGCAGCTCCACTACTTCCTGTAGTAGTAAGTGTAATTGTTGCTTGCTTGTTATTGAACGTACTCCAATCTGTAGAAGTTAAATAACCATTCACAGAACTTGTTGCAGCAGGTATTGAAATAGTTCCTGCTGTGTTTACTAAAGGAGCACTAAAAGTTAATGCAGCTTGTTTGCTATTAAAAACTGTCCAATCAGAGCTACTTAAATAACCAGATTGAGAATCATTTGCTACTTGTATAGAAAATGCTCCTGTAGTATTATTATAAGCTAAAGGGCTTGATGCGCTCAATGAAGTCAAGCTAATACCACCAAGTCCAGCTAAAGTATATGTTGGAATATTTAAAGTTCCGCTAATCAAAGTTGCAGAACCATTATTACCAGTTGTAGTTAATGTAATTGTTCCTTGTTTAGAATTAAACGAAGTCCAATCAGAAGCACTCAATAAACCTCTATTAGTTGCAGATGCACTTGGTAAATTCAAAGTAATATTACCACTTGTAGTAACTGGGCTATTTGCAACATTTACATCGGTCCCTGTAGAACCAACTGTTAATCCAACACTCGTTACCGTACCTGCATCAGTTGCTACTTCTACAATACCATCTACGGCCTTTAATACACCGTTTAAATCTCTTATCTTAACATCACCGGTAAAAAAACCTTGTATTGCCATTTTAATATTTTTTTATTAGATAACCAATATTCTCACAAACTCTCCAGTTTGGAACGGAACAGTTGATGCAACAGTTAGTACTCCGGTATTAGTATCCCATTTAACTTGATTACCCGTAGGTGTACCACTAAATATAATTTCACCAACATCAATACCACCTCTACTTGCATAAAGAAGAACTTTATCAATTGCTTCAGAGAATGTAATTGTTGTAGAACCACCGCTTGCAAATTTAGAATACTGCTCAATAGTTCTTGTAGAACCTCCGCTACTTGGATTAACAACGATACCACCTGTGCCAATAATTCCTTCTGCTTCATAAGCATACCCACCGCACATTCCGTATACGTATTCTGTAAAACCAACAAGGTTGATGCCTGTGTAATTCACATCATCAACCCACTCTAAAATATCAGCTTCCATTTGCAATTTCTTAGGTAAATTCAAATCTGTTTCTTTACCCAATTCAATATCTCTTATTGCTAAAGATGCTGAAACTTTTGCTATATCAATAACATCTGCTGTAGTTGGCATTAGTAAACTAATTTAGGATTGTCAATAATGTATTTTGCTTTATTCAAACTTAATTGCGCAATAGCAATACCTGCACCTAATGAAATTGCATCATCTGCTGCACGGATATAAGTATTTAAAGCAAACTTTGTAGAAAGCCAATTATCTCCATCCAATCTTTCAGGAGTAGATATTTGAGCTTTAGATAATTTAGTATTGTAAATTTTTGCGTACGTAGAAAAACAATACGTAACAGTCTTGCTATATAGCACATTTGAGTTATCCCTCCATTCAACAGTGATGTTCAATGCATAATCTTTATCTAATACGTTAAAACTAATTGTGTTTCCAGTAGCTAATGACCATACCTCATAATCGGTAGTTGTACCACTTTCAACTAAATAAGTACCATCTGATTTCTGCATATATACCCTTCTGGTAGTGATAGCAGCATCAGAACCTGTACTTGTATCATCTAATATCAATAAATTAGGTGTTGATATAACCTGAGAGGCGGCGAAATTTTGTGTAAACGGCATAATAAAAAAGTTTACCAAAACTACCAAAAAAATGTTAAATAATAAAAAAAGCCCTACTTTTTTATGGTAGAGCTTTTTTATTATAATTTAATTAAATTTTAAGCCTTAGCTAACTCATTTAATTGCTTCTCGATATTAGCAAGAACATCTTTACCATTCTTTGCAGTTTGGATAAATTGAGTCAATGCATCTGTTACATTTCCTCTGTCTTGTTTAGAGATTGTAGTGATTTCTTGAGAGCCAATTGAAACCTTACCGGTAGCCATATCAAATGAAATAATCTCATTATCTAAGCCTTGTCTTACGGCTGATTTAATGTCTTTAGAAGGGTCTGTATAAACTTTTAAGAACTCGTCTGGTTTAGAGCGAGCAAAGTTTGCAACCTCAGCTAAAATCACATCATCATCAGTAAATTCATTCCAGTTAAGTGCAGCTCCAATTTTACGAGCTTCTGCTGGCTTCATCTTAGAAATAATACCAATTGCTTCTTTCAGGATTTCAAAACCTTGAAGTGCTTTTTGGCTTGATTTTCTTTGATTTACAACACCAAAAAGTGGTGCTTTACTAGCATCTCTTGCTTCTCCTAAAATGCTATCTCTGTTGTAGTTACTAATCATAAGGTACTCATAAAGCTCCTCATCTTTTTGATTACCACCTACTAATGCGAAACGTCCAGTGAATTGGAATCCACCTAAACCATCGCTAACACCCGGCATAAAGAATCTTTCCTTTCCCGGCTTTTCACCATCCCACCAATCAGCTACTACCACATCTACCCATGCATCTTTTCCTTGTTTAGCTAGATAAGGGTCTTTAATCCTATCTCTAGTAGGGATGTTTGCTTTTGGGTAAAGTAATGGGTTTCTTTGTCTTTCTTTCTCATCTGGGTCGTTATTTTTAACCCCCGTAAGCATTTCAAAAGTTACAGATTGACCCGGCTCTAGTGGCGGAATCGCTCTTTTTAAATCTTCTGAAATTCCGTTGAATTTTCCAACAACTTGCATATATGTGTTTTTTGATTTAAAATATAATAAAGGTAAGCCGTATATTTCAACGGCCTACCATTATTTTGTCTACAAAGAATTATGATAATACTTGCTGACGTAAGAAGTGCTGAACACCTAAACACTCAAGACCTTGAGCAGTTGTCCAAGAACAAGTCCAGTTCATTGCATCTCCGTTAGGATTTACTGGAGAAATTGCACCGCTGTGGATTTCACCAATCATATCGTTACCGAATTTAGTCTGAGCTGGTACGTATCTTACACGCATTGCTGAATCATAACCACCACCTTGTACTTTAACACGGTTGTTGTAAGGAACATAGTATGCACATTTGTTAATTACAGTTTGACCGAATAATACTGGTTGGTCTTGGATTGGCATAGCCATGTAGTTAAGGGTAAAACCACCGTAACTTACTTTGTCTACTTGTAAATCAAGTTCTTTACCGTCAACAACGATACGAACTGATTGTACACCAGAAGAACCTAATGCCTTCCAATAAGTGTCATGAGCTCTCTTAACTGCACTTGAACCGAATACTAAATAATCTTTAGGAGATTTAGCTGCGATAAGTGTATCAAGAGCATCATCAATGTTTGCTTTTTGTACTGTACCTAAAGTACCGTTAACGATTGTGTTACCATACATCTCGATGTATTTGTTTAAACCACGAGTTGTTTGTACTGGTCCACCACCATCGCTACCAGAAGTATTACCATCAGTAAGGATAGGGTTAGTATCACTGAAAGTAGTAACTGACATATCACCAGCGATGAAAGCAGCATTGATTTTACCTTTAAGTAAAATTGCTTTTTCAAGGTGGTCTTTAACGATAAATTTGTTTTGACCGTTAAATTCAACTTCAATAGTTGCAGCGTTTTGAACGTCTGTAATTTTTGAAATTTCACGGAAGATTTGGTACTTGTTAGTGTACTTAGTTAAACCAAAACGTAAGTTAGTTTGGCTTACTGAGTTTTCACCAACAGCTACTGAGAATAAAGATAATTTATCACCAGCAGTTAAAGTCATGTTAGCACCAGATACAGATTTAATGTATACGGTATCAACACCTGAAGTTGTTACAACATTTGTAACGATAGCAGAGATAGCACCAGTTGGAACTAGAACTAAATCATCTTTACGAGCTTGACCAGAAGTCGCAGTAGTACAAGTAAAGTTGATAGAAGTTGTACCAGAACCATTTACAGTGCCACCAGTTGTATCAAGAAGTTTGAATAAAGCTTCGTTTACAAAAGTGTAATAAATAGGTTGACCAGTAGTGATAGGCTTCTTTCTGTCACCTAACCACAAAATGTCTGTTAGAGCATCATCGTTCTGAATATCAGTAACGAGCTTGTTAATCTCTCTCGTGTCAAGCACAGGGTCAATTGCGCTGACGTAGGCTTTGGTAATGTTACCTAAATTGTTTGCCATTGTTAATCTTTTTAATTTTTTTTAAGTAAAAGTTTTTAATTTTTACCTGCCTAATGTGCTAACTTTAGCTCTTGAGCCGAAAGCTTCGCCTAATGATTCATTGGGTTGGGCAGGTGCACTACCAACAGGTCTGCGTGCGTTTTGTCCTTCTTCAATGATAGCTTTCAATCCCAATGACTTTCCATAATTAACAAGGTCTTTCTCATAGTTTGGATTAAGAGCGACTAATGCAATTTTTTGCAATTTAGCCACATCTGGAATAAGCTTTGCTGGGTCCGCCTCTTGCGGATTTACAGAAATTGCTCTTTGCCACTTTTCTCCATCCAACGCTACTGCCATTAAATTTTCAGGTTTATCAATGTTAAAATTGAATTTGCCATTATCTCCTAAATCAATCGCAACTCTTTTGCTTTCTAGTAAGGATTTCGTAGCATCATGTTCCCTGAAAAACTGGAGAACTTGTTGTTGTTGTTCTGCTATAATTCGCTCCTGCTCTGCATACTGAAATTGGTTATCCACCTCTTGTGGCCTACTAACTTCTGGTATACGGAACTGTTGCTGTTCATATATTCTTTTTTGTCTAACTAATTCTGCATCCGCTTCTAACTGAATCAATCCAATTTCTCTATCTTCATCAGATGCAAAATCACTTTGTTTATATCTTGCTTGATACAATTTCTCAATCTTATCATCACTAAGATTAGGGTATTGTAACTTTAATTCATCAAACACCAAATCAGTATGAGATACATTATTCCAATCAAAAGCCTTTGCTTCAAGGAACTTATAGGCATCTCCACCGTTTTTTCTAAACTCTGCAAAATCTGCAACAAATTCATCGTAACCTAATTCTTTTAAAATTTCTTTAGGGTCTGACTTTTTTAATTGCTCTTTCCAATCAGTTACCTGAACTTGTGCCGATGGTTGTGCTTCAGCAGAAACTTCTTCAGCCTGCTCATCACCAAAATTAGGAATTGAAAATGCTGTTACATTTTCTTCAACCTGAGCTTCTGGCTCTGTTACAACTGTAGATGCAGCTTCTTCATTAGCTACTACTGGTTCTGCACTTTCAGCTTGAATAGGTGCGGCAGGCTCTACAAACTCATCTTGAGGCATAGGTATACCGGTACTCATTCTATAAACTGGTTTTTGTTCTTGTGGTTGTTCTTGTTCTAGTTCTGACATAAGTGTGTTTTTCGTTACGAAAATAATAAAATTTAGTTAAAAAAATAAATTTATTTAATTTTTTCTCATTCCTTTATCAAAGAATAAAATCTCTTTGTTTTCTTCAGCGATTTTGTACTTAGCTAATAAATCACCATATTCACCAACAGCTTTTCTCTGAATCTCCATAAATTGCAATAAGAACTGAGCTACTACGCAATCTTCTTCTTCCGCCATCTCATAGAATTTTTTATATTGATTATAAACCTCTAATTCAGTTTCATAACCAATTTCCAATGAATCGCCAAGTGTATTTATTTTATCTGTAATTGCATCAATTTTAGGAACATCTGCGCAATCACCCATGTCGTTCATAAACTCAACAATCATTTGATAATGGGTTAACTCCTCTGCGCTTTCTGCTAAGAAATATGATTGAGTGCCAAATAAACCTAATCTTTGTAACTGATTAGCTAGGCTTTTCCATAAGTTAGATTGGTACAGTTCTACGTACAAAGCGTCTTGTAGACCCTTTCTCATTTTACCGCTAAGTAATGATTTAACTTCCATCTTATTTTTATTTTTTATTGTTGTTAACTGTTATTTTAGCTTCTGCTGAAATTCTTTGAGCAATAACTTTTGCATCACTTTGAATCTTAGCTTCTTGAATATCGCTTTCTTTCTTACCCATTTGGATAATGTATTCCCATTGCTTCTCAGCATTTATCTTAGCAATATCTAATTCTAATTGAGCTTGCAAAGTGGTTCTCTTTTCTTGTTCTGCAACTTGAGCTGCTTGAGCATTACCTTGCGTTTGTTGTTGAATTTTCTGTAATTCAAACTGCTGCATTTGTTCTCTACGCTTTTTGATTCTGTAAGCCAAAATCATAGAAGCCATTTTCAAATTACGGCAACTCATTACTAAAATCTTATCTTCAGGCTCAATTAATCCTTGAGAGTCACGAATATTTAACTCTTGAATTAATTGTTGTCTTTCATAATCTTGAGGCGCATCTTCAATAAAAATACCAAACTCATGAATAGATAGATTAGGATTAATTTGTAAAAACTTAACTGTTTCCTCACCTAAAGCTTTAGCCACACCTTGAACTTTACCTAACTTAACAGCTATTTGAACTTTAGCAACAACTGCATCTGCTAAAGATTGAATCAATTGCTTATCTGCAAAGTTCAATAAGTAAAGAGCATTATTGGTACTTTCCATTGCTGCATTTGCAACAGGAACTAAAGTTCTTGCATTAGGAGTAGAACCATCTGTTAATTCGTTTAATCCAGATACTTGACGCATTAAATCAATAGTGCGCATTAAGTCATCATACAATTGTCCGAATACAGCTAATTGACCTGAAGCTTCAATACTTACTGGTTTGTAGTTAGGGTTTTGGCTTAACAAATCTGTTGAACGATAAGGAACAACAAAGTTTGAGAAAATGAAATCCATAACCTTAGTAGGATTCATTTTATCTCCACCTCCACCAAAGTCTACACCCTCAAGTGCGTTAAGGTCAATATTTATTAAATACGGAATAAGTTTATTAGACATATTCTGTAATCTAAACCAAGCTAAACAAGCTTTATCTTCTAATGGGATAAGTCTTTCTGTAATACCAGCAAAACGCATCTTATAGAAGTTCCAAGAATATAATTGGATATTTAATTGAGTATCCCACCAAGATGATGGTTTTCTAATTTGGTTTTCAGACATACCCCAATCAAACATAAAGTCAGTCATCACAACCCATTTACACTTGTAAACAACTTTTTTAGTTACAGGCATAAATACAGGTTCTGCTTGACCTTTACTTTCTGTTTGGCTCATTGGCTTATTAAACTCAGCTTCTAATGAACCTAACTGATTAACAGCCATTCTTGATGCAGCCTGATATTTTGTTTTACCAAATCTTATATTACCACGACCATCTACTTCCTCTTTGTAAGTATAATCGTTCCAAGATAAAAATTCAAAATCTAAAACTAATATTTTAAATCTATTCCAATATTTAGAATAGTCGGTTCCGTACATAAAGTTTGATGGATTACCAAATCTTCCTGCAACAGAAGTAACCATTTGATTCATTTGGTCTGCTGTAAAATACGGAGCTAAATCTCCAATATACATTTCTCTTACTTCACCCCAATGCACTAAATCAGAAAAATCACTTTTTGCACAATAAGATAAAACCATGTTTTCAGGATTAATTTCTCTTAGTCTTACGTGACCATTTTCATCAATCCATTGCGTATATCCACCAATACCAAAATCAAATAAATTTTCTAAAGTTCTTTTTCTTTTATCATCAAATTTATTTTGATAAAAAGCCAATGATACAGCTTGCTCTGCCTCCATAGACATCACGTGCTTATATCCAAACTGCTGCTCCATTTCTAATTGCTCCATGTCTTGCGGCTCTCCGGGAGCTGGTGCTAACACAGGGCTATCTGCAAGTTCTTCTCCTCCAGCTTTCTTCAATGCTTCACGCATCATAATCTTAACCTTCATTTCATTGAAGTAAGCATCTTCTTCACTCTTAGCTAATGGGTCTACAGCAAATGCTTGAATATCGTATCTCCTTTGCACCAACTTTGAAATAGCAATCTCCCTAAATTTAGTCAAAAATGATGGCGGAGTCCAGTCGATATTCAACCAGCTTTTATCTGTTTGCTCATCTGCGAGCAACATTTTTTTATATTTAGTTGTACTTTGTCTACCTAATGCATACTCTCTAATTTCGTTCATTTTTGATTGACCGAAATTGAGCATATTGTTTGGTACATAACCCCTACTATCTCCCCAAGCACTTTTAACATAAGCTAAAATCCAGTCGTATCCTTTGTCCCTTGGGTCAATCTGTTGGTTAGGATATGTATTTGTCTGTTGCTGCATAATTTATAATACTTTAAACGTATTGAATACCACTTCTATTGCTATTTCTATTTGTTAGCATTGCTTTTAATGTAGAATATTTCATATTCCTAGCTTTAGCTGCTTGCTTTGCTGATTCATAAAATATTCCGGTATGATAATCTATAACTATCTTACCTGTGGATGGAGGTCTATTTTCCATATTTTTTACAATACTATTTAGCCCCATATCATAAGCGTGTTTCATTTGCTCTTTTCTTGTTGACCATTCCAAATTTGAAACATGATTATTGGTTTTAACTCCATCTTTATGATTAACCTCTAATTTATTTTCAGGGTTATCTATAAAAGCCATTGCAACAAGTCTATGAATACCTATATCTTTTCTTTTACCTTTTAATGTTAATGCTGCTCTAAAATACCCATCTGTTGAATTTCTTTTTTTCAAAACTTTTTCTTCAGTGAACATTTTTGCACCATTAGCAGAATATTCTCTTTTCAAAGCCATAACATTACCAAAATTACTAATTTTATAACAACCTTCATACCCTTGTATGTCTTTCCAGATTTCGGTAATATCATTCGTTTGTTGCTGCATTACTATGCTAAATTTAAGGTTACCCAAAAATACTTAAAACTATGTTAAAAATACAAAATAATTTATTTAAAAATTAATTTAATATAATTCACGCCCTTTTAGCAAATCATCATAATTCATATCCATTTTTGTATTATATGAAAATCCATTATATTGTATGGCTGCAAATGGGTTACAAACATAGTATTTTCCCAGATTCGACAATGCCCTATCTATATGCTCATCATCTGAAACGCTTAAATATCTATCATAAAACCTTTCATTAACTATATAGCAATGGAATCCGGTAAATGATTTAACAGAATTATCCTCTAAAATTTCCCCTAAGTATATCCCACTTAAATAAATATCAAAATCTTTTGGCTTATTTTCTAAGAAATATTTAAAACTATTGGGATTTGTGAATTTTACGTCATCCTCCATTATACATATTTCCTTGAGTCCATTATCTTTTGCAAACTGAACGCATTGTTTATGAGCTAGATTAATGCCCTTCATAACAGAATATTGGTCATGAATAGCCGGAAATATCTGATAATGTCTTATATCTTGTCCAATAAACTGTTGCATAAGCCTATCAAACCTGTCATGAGAATCAAAATTGTGGATAACTGCTATTTTCACTTTTCTAAAATCTTAATTATGTTATTAAGTGCTCCTTCGTAAGTATAATACTCTCTATATATTTCACCTATTTTTTCCTGTTTGTCTATTATTTCTAAGTAAGATATGCTTCCTAAAATTTGCTCAATTCTATCGGCATCTCTTTCTTCTATTATAATCCCAAACTCTCTAAAATCCAAATCAAAAGGATTCACAAATTCATCAGATATATACACTGGTATTGTTAAATACTGCATACATTCTGCTATCCTAAAGCTATTTAACCCATAACCCCTAGGGCACAAACCAAATAATGACTCAGAAATAATATCACAAAATTGGTTTATGTCATGTCCTCTGTCTGATATGTAATAGTCAGGATTTAATATATTAAATACGTGCTCTCTTATTGGATGCGTATGCGTTCCAATAAATGAAGCAAATCTACGCTTACGTCCATCCCATTCAAAAGAGTGTGGCATACAAAGAAGTGGTATTTCAACGCCCACTTTTTTACTCATGCTAAACTGAAGAACATCTAAATCTTTAAGGTCAACAATTATACCGTCATCATATTGGCAAATTGTCCAATACTTTTTATCTCTTGATAGGTTATCCACATATTTTTGCAACTTATCAATAGCTTGCTTATCATTCCCATAGCTGTTATTAACATGATATGCAGTCCATTGTATTGGTAAATATTCTCTTTCAGTCTTAGGTATATACTGCCTCATTACCCAATCTTCAAAAATAAAAAGATTCTCAAAAGGGTAAATGGTATTTATAGTAGGTGTAAATTCAGAAGGTACGTTTATCATAATTATTTTTTTATCCAAATGGCATCACCCCAAGAGTGATAATCAGAAGCCCATTTTGTTTCTACTCTATGAAATCCGAAAGGTAAAAGAAATTCATCTAACTCCTCTACCATAGGGCAACCTTTATAAGTTTCCTGTCTGTTAACTTCTAGGTATAATAAATCAAATTGAGGTAAAACACTTTGAGAACCTTTTAGAACTTCTAGTTCATATCCCTGAGTATCAACCATAAATAAATTGTACCATGTTGGGAATCCAATACTATCCAATGTTACTATCTTAACAACTTGTGGGTCACCATTAAAAATCACCTCAGAGTGCTGTTCTAAATGCACAAATGGCTCTAGCAAACTATTACTTTGACCCTGATTGGTTGTATCAACGCACATTACTCCAATATCTTCCTTACTTCCAATTGCTACATTTTCCAGTTTAACACTAAGGTTTCCTGCGAACTTTTCAACTAAAACCTCAAATGCATCTTTGATTGGTTCAACATACAAAAAACCTTTTAATCCACAATCAATGTAATCATCATGTTCTTCAGCCCAATGAGCTCCAACGTGAACAACTCCATTCAATTTTATATCATACTTTTCAAGTACGGGTTTTAATGGTATCAGCATATTATACTTTTTGATTAATCCAGTTATATAATTTTTCCATTCCTTCACGAAGCGGTCTTGATGGTTTCCATCCTAATTTTTCTTCTATCAATGTATTGTCAGAATTTCTACCACGTACACCAATTGCATTTGATTCTACATTTTTTATACTTAATTTCTTTCCAGAAATATCAATAACCATTTTGGCTAAATCATTAATTGCAATCATTTCATTTGAACCAATATTAACAGGGTGAACATAGTCACCATCTAATAACCTCATTACACCTTCTACTGCTTCATCTATAAAAAGGAAAGACCTTGTTTGCTTTCCATCACCCCATATTTCTATTTCACCGCCTTCTTCAACAGAAGCTACTTTATAGCATACAGCAGCAGGTGCCTTTTCTTTACCATTATTGTAACATGATTCAGGTCCGAATATGTTATGAAATCTACAGATTCTAACATCTAAACCATAATTTCTTCTGAATGAATCAAATAATATTTCACTAAATATCTTCTCCCATCCGTAAGGCGAATCTGGATTTGCAGGGAAACAATCACTTTCTTTTAAAGCTGCACTATCTTCTCTATCTTGAATATGCTCTGGGTACGCACAAGCTGAAGATGAAAATAATATCTTCTTTACTTTATTTCTAGTGCAATAATAAACCATGTTTAAATTTACCAATGCAGAATTATGCATCACATTTGCATCATTATCTCCTGTAAATATATATCCAGCACCACCCATATCAGCAGCCATTTGAATAACCAAATCAAACGAACCATGTCCGCCATAAATATCACTTTGATTAGGCCCAAATGTAACCCTGCTTACAACTTCTGGGTTTCTAAGGTCGCCAACTACAAAATGGTCTGCTTCTGTGTCCGAATATTCAGGTTTTTTTAAATCAACACCTCTTACCCAATATCCTTCTTTCTTCAATCTTTTTACCATGTGGCTACCAATGAATCCACCTGCGCCACAAACTAATGCTGTTTTCATGTTTATTTATTTAGTTTTAAATACCATTGTTTTCTAAACCACCATACGCCAAAGTGATTTAAAGTATCTTCTGATTGTAATACATTTTCAGGATTAAAACTTCTATCACCAATATCATCTCTTACAAATACTTTAGGAACAACTTCTTCAACTGCTCTACGTACTTCATCTGCATTATAATCATGTCCTGCTAATATATACTCATCTTTAACTTTCGGATACCAAGCTCTAATTTCTTTTTTAGTTTCTTCGTATGTATGTGATGAATCTATATAACAGAAATCTAAGTATCCGTCATTAAACATTTTTGCGGCATCTAAACTACCAAACGGAACCACTTCTATAAATTCACCTAATCCACTTTTAATTATGTTTTGATATATGGTTTTCATTTGGATATACTTTCCGTAATCCATATTATCCACCATATACATCTTAAACTTTTTTCCAAGTCTATTCAACTCTTGAGCCAAATACAAGGCACTATCACCATCAGCAACTCCAACCTCACAAACTTTACAATCATCAGGAAGTTCTTTTGCAATCTTCTGATAGAAATGCGGAAAATCAAACATTAAAAAATCACTCATAATTACATTTTTATAAAATAAGGTGGAACAATATCGCTAGTATCTAATCCATCCCAACCGGGGCTAAACCAAAAAGTAGGGAATATAACTTTCTTATTTTCGTTTCTATTGAGCCATCCGCCCCACCAACTAAATGTACTTGGGCTGCATATCTGATGCTCGCACCAACTCATTTCTAATAGGTCTGATACCTCATCAGTATTACCAGAAAATTCGCAATCATTTCTGTGCTTAAAGTTCTCCATACACCATTCAATGTCATCAGAAAAGAACTTAAACTTGTATCCGGGAAATTCTGCCATAGCTTTTTCATACCATTCTACTTTTACTTCAGGGTGCTTATCCCTTAATTGAACATAATCTCCTCTACGGACATGGCAAGCAACATATCCTTCTTTTTTATTGTATGGGAAATTAAATAAATAAAGTATTTCGTTCCTGTACTCATCAAAGTATTTAGCGGTTTGTCTATAACCTTCTATTGAAATATTCTTATCCCTCCATTCTTCATTAAAAGGTAGTTCTTCATAACTATGCTTACCCTCCCATAAATTAATCTTTTCTAAGCTTGGGTTATAATTAGGATTAACTAAGTGTAAGCAATATATGGGATTCCATTTAGGATTTTCGCTATGGGATGGCACAGTAAAATCTAGGTCATGCTTTAAGGCATAAGCTATTGCGGTTGCTGCTTCAAAGCACCAGTTACCCATTCTTCCAGCGTTTGTAAATGTTACCATAATTAAAAGCCCCCTACGACAAGACGGCTTAATTCACGCAGGGGGGCTTGAACGTCTTGTTTTCGGGGGTATGTCTTATTTAACAACTAACCATTTTTTTATGAATTAAGCGATACTAAAATAAATAATTTATTTCATATTTCTAAGTTCTTCTTCAACTTTTTGATAAAATTCTGGGTCTATGCTACAATTCAACTTATAGTGTGATTCATCGTGAACTAAGTGCTCGTATTGCATACCCGGCACAATGTGCATTTTATTACCCCATTTAAACCAGTTCATGTTTTGATATATACTATCAGAACTATGTGGGTCTGTATTTGCATCCCAAACTTTAACATATTCCATTGAAGCAACAAAATAGTTCATGCAATTTAAGCAAGTGGCAAAGAATGGTCTATCCATGTATTTTGCCACATTCTCCTTAGATATTGTAAGTCCACTAAATTCTGTATAATCAAATAATGGCTTTGCAAAATCGGGTGCTAGTATGGTCTTTTTATCCCAAGTTTGAGAATATATCTTATCTATGTATGTTTCATCTATCTGATTGTCGCTATCTAAAAGTATACAATAATCAGTTGGTGAATAGCTAACGGCTACGAATTTATTGGCATAACAGTCCTGATTTGTAACATTTCTGTAAAGCTTAACCTTACTTAACTTATCACATTCTTCTTTAAGTCTAGTATACACATCAATATCACTAGCATCATCTACTATTACAATGGTATCTATTCTAGCGTCATTATAAACTTTTTTAAAGCTATTTAGGGTCATTTCTACCCTATTCCAAGTTGGGATACAAATACTTATCTGTTGCATTGTTAAAGGTTTGATTCAGAAAATTTTTGATAATATCGTTGCTCTA